TCTTTAAGCAGAGTCATCTCGTCATAGTAGGAAAGCGCGCGCTCGTCATTTGGCGATAGCTTCCAGTATTTGAGCGGTGAATGTTTGCGCTCTTCGATTCGTCGCGCTTGCTCATCTTCAGAAATGGATAGCCAGAATTTAACATAGTGTACCGGCTGGCACATTTCCCACGCTTCAACCGTTTCCATGAAATTCCGATATTGCATATCAGAGCACCAGCCGTTAATTTTCTGAACCAAAGCGCGAGAGTACCAAGAGCGATCAAAGAAAACGATTTGCTTTCCCTCCGGCAATTTTTTGCGCCAGTGTCCGAGCCAGTTTTCCATTACGGATTTGCTAGGCTTAGACGATGAAACCACAGAATAATATTTCGGCGGTAGGTAGTGAGTGAGTGCGCGAATCGTGCCGGATTTGCCGGCGGTATCGCGCCCCTCTAACACGACCGCGACAGGGCCAGAAAGCCCCTCCGCGATTTGGTTAAGTCGCGCTTGTTGCGCTTCGAGCGCGTCTAGTTGAAAATCAACCATATGATTCCTCCAAGTAATAACAAATCGGCGGTTACAGAATAGGCCATGTATGCCATGACCAAGATTTTACCGAGTTTCTTTTTAGACATTGTTAACGATCCTCCAAGGTTGGGCGTTGATTTTACCATATGGCACAGTCTTTTTGCAAGCATAGCAAGCTGCCAGAATGTCCGTCTCAATTAGCGCATCAGACAGCGCGGTGTGATCTTCGATGAAACCGTGATCGCCAGAGCAAAACCGATAGGCGTATTCTGCGCCTGTTTTGATATTACCCTTTGCAGATACCCAGCCGCGAGAACGCGCAAGCTCTTTGTATGTCACCTGTGACAATTTGGTTTCGCAAGCAAATTGCCAGATGTCCAGAAGCTCGACGCCTTTCTCGACGATTGGATTTTGAGCATTACCGCCACGCAATAGCGCATCTGTCTGACGCATCACCCGACGATCAAAGCCGAGGTTATAAGCCGAGACGACGTTGACGTTATAGAGTGCCATATCATAGCGAATCTGTGCGACAATATCAGACCAAGGCATCAGCGCAATCTCGGAGCGATTGAGCATAGGAGCATAGTGCGTGAATAGTTTTTTCGCATAGAACGCGCCCATCATTTTGCTGGCATCGGTGAAGATTTCCAACACCAGCGCGTTGAATGTCGAGAGCACCTCACCTTTTCGGTTAGTGATCGTATAGCCCACATCGTAGACGTTGCCAGCCAAGTCGCACGCCTCGGTATCCAGAACCATGATTGATTTTTTTGCTATGGTCATTTTATGCCCCTATCTTTTGGTTATAGTTTACAGGATCAACAACGCGAAGTCCAACGCTTTTCAGCGTATCTTGAACACCCGAATCATCATCAAACATAATGCAGTTGCGAGTGAATCGCCCCCAAGCCATCCCCAACGATTTCGCATAGTCGTGGAGCATGGATAGTTTGAAAAAGCCACAATGCCTGTGATCGCTAGAGTCACGGCATAGCACCGGAATACCGCGCAGAGGATCGATGCCGTGGTCTGTCAACCAACGAAAGTCATCTGCGCCCATTACGCGCGAAGTGCAGATGATAACGTCGTGGCCGTCGTTTATGGCATCGCGCATTTGGTCAAACAAAGGCAACGTCGAATCCTTAGCAATGTTGTCAGACGTATTCATACGTCGCCAATCATCGAGCGTGTCGCCTTGTCTGTGCGAGCTGTCAATGACAGTCCCGTCTAAGTCAAAAATAAATCGCATATAAATAACCTCCAATGCCGATTACGTTTAAGAAGATTAGATTATAGCACGCTTTATGCCATGCTTGCAAGCATAGAATGCCCAGCCCAGCGATGGCACACGCCTTGCCTAAATCCGTGTCGATGATAGGGGGAGCGATGCAGAGAAGCAACGCCCCAACCCATCCGCTAAGGTTGACCAACCGGCTCATGAAATATTCATGAGCAGATTGACGAGAGCCATACGCGGGGCCTTAGCCAAACCGTCAAGGTCATCGACAGGCATATCTAATGCCTTAGCGATAGCCGCGACAGTGTCCGCCTTGCGCGAGACAGGCGAGCCGTCTTTGCGAGTCGGACGCTTGATAGCGTAGGGCAAGCCCAAGCTCTTGATCTTAGCGATCACAGAGCGACGAGATTTGCCGATCTGATCGGCAATATCTTGGGCAACGTCAGCATCGAAGCTGTCATAACCCTTGATGACCGCGACCATGTCGGCGGTGTAGTTGACCGCCTTGGCGGTTTTGATTTTAGGTAAGCTCATATTGAGTCTCCGATTGGTTAAGTTGAGCGTCTATTATAGCGCATTGAGTGAAAGAGTCCAATACCGTTTTGGAATAAGCATAGATCATTTAGTTATAAGCCGCGCCCTAATTTTCAGCGTACAGCCGAACGATCATAAACGCCAGCGTCACCAACAAAAAGGTTAAGGCGATCATTGAGCCGCCCAGAATCTGGGTTAGCCAGTCGCCGCCGCCGGTAATAAACAGCCAGCCAGTGATGGCCGTAACGCTAACGATAATTGTTAGTAGGACAGAAGAAAAAATAACGCCGATATAGTAAAGCATGGGGAGCCCCTATCATTTAATGAACACATAGCTTAACCGATGCCGCCGCGCTTGTCAATTGTTTTTTTCTATCGAACGGGGGCGGTTGATAGACCTTGTCTATCGCCGCGCCGCGGGCGTCCCCTCCACGTACAACTTTGGAATTTTTGAAAAGTGAAAAAATAATGAATATTTTGACACGTAATGTCATACTCCTGTAACATTGCTAGTGTATAATATACCAGAAATCAGTGAAGATTTCAAGATAAATTTTAAGGAGACCTAACATGAGAGCTTTATTAGCAGCTTGTTTAATTGTGCCAATGACAATGTCGTCAGTAGTGGCAGCAGAAGAAAAAGAGTACTTTAATTTTAAAGTAAACAACGAAGGCAAATGGTGTGGAAGATTTTATTCAAATCGCTGGAGCGATTCAAAAAGATACGCGTGTAAGACTCAAAAAGAATGGGAACGTTTAGGAGTTAACTTTCCTGAAGATACCCCTCAGTTTGAAAAAGAACCTGTTTCTGAAGGCATAGTTATTATTGGACCTCCTATTTTAGGCGAAGATGCGGTCTCTCTTCGTGGCTAAGATTATATTAGGGCTCTTCGGAGCCCTTTTACCCTAAAAAAAATATTCCTTGACAGTACTTTATAATTTTGGTATAATATATCCGAAATCACAATGATTTCAGAGCATTTTAAAAGGAGACACTTAAAAATGAAATTTGCGGTCCTCGCTTTGTTATTCGCCCTGCCCATTTCCTCATTAGCAAATACAGAAACTCAAGACGAAGTTATAGAAGAGGTAGTTGTTATTGCTAAACGCATACCAGCTACTCTCGAAGATAAAAAAGAATTGATACTAGAAGTCCGTCGAGCTTGTGATAAAGAATTTTTCGATGGAATCTATCGAAATACTGTATGGATCAATGGCCA